TTGTACGGCAGCGTGTGGTAGTACGTGCCGTCGCGCTGCACAAAGCCGTGCACGCACACGCTCTGGCCGTCCGGCTGATACGTGTTATATCGGTGTGCCATGACCGCCGCGTTGGGCTGCGGGCAGCCGATGCTATGCAGCATGATGCCCTGCGGATGCAGCGGGATAGCCGCCTGATAGCATTTGTTGGCCGTCACGACGGCCTCCACGATGTCGATGCTCATACCATCACCTCCTCACAGTGCCCGGATGCGGTCTGCAAAATCGCAGGCCATGATCTCGCCCGTCTGGCCGCTTTTTGCGCGGATCGCATCGGCGATGCCCTTAAAAAGCTCGCCGAGATTGTCAACGTACTGTACCGACGGTGTGTCCGAAAACGCCGTGATATGCTTATCCAGCCACTCCTTGCTCGGCTCCAAACCAGCGCCAAAGGCGGCGGTCAGGTCGATCAGCATGCAGGACGTGATCCAAAACACTTTGTTGCCGCCGTCGTTGTTGTTGTAATCAAACCGGCAATTATAGCTGCCATCCGCAAAGCTGGCGCGATCGAACACGGCCGACAAGCGCGTCCACGCGCCAGCAGCAGCGTTGACGGCCATACCAGAAGCCGCCGCAGGCTCGGCAACCGGCCAGTACCAGTCGCAGGTTCCCGTGACCGCAGCCTCAAATCGGATCTTAAATGTAACGTAGTACTTGTGCGACGCGACCAAGGCGTGCGCCGCGGATGTCAGCGTGACCTCGCCCGCGCCGGAAGGGATGATCTTGATACTGGACGCGGCACCGTCGCCCGGCGTGATGCTAGATAGCTGCCACGAGCAGTTTCCGCGCGTGGCCGGAAACCAGCCCTTGCCGTTGTTTGCCACAATATTAGTCATAGATACAGTAGTAGCCATGATATGCCCCCCCCCTTAGTACGCGCTGTTGATTGCCGCTGCGATTGCAGTGTCAACATGGGATTTGATTGCATTGGCAATCCCAAGATCGGAAAACAGCTCTGACGGAGTACGATAATACACCCAGCCGCTGTCGTCCAGCACGGCAATCTTGCCCGGTGTACGCCCCAGATCGCTAGCCTCTGTGGACTGTAGCCATGTACCGCAAAAATACTTGCCAGTCAGGTTGCCGGTCAGCGTGCCGCCGGTCTTGTCCAGTTTGGCGTTCAGTGCAGTCTTGTCCGCCTTTGCATCCAACGCGGTCTTGTCGGCCTTGGCGTCAATCGCCGCCTTGACAGCTTTATTCTGCACCGGGTTGGCGCTGGTGCTGGATAGCGTCGCGTCCACGGTGATATTGCTGCCAGCAGCAGCTATCTTGTCGTCGACGTACTGCTTAACGACGTGGTTTGCGACAGGGTTGTTTGACGACCCAGACATGGCACTGTCAATGGTGATCTTTGTTGCACCCGCCGCGATTCCGTTCAACTTAGTTTTATCCGCCTTGGACATCAGACCGTTGGCGGACGTGGTCGCCACTGCCGTACTGGCTTTGCCGGTCAAGGCGGCAGTCACGACTTTGTTTTGGACGGGGTTGGTAGACGTGGCCGACAGTGCATTATCCACGTCCACGCCGCCGCTCGCAGCGACTTCGGCGATTTTTGCCTTGACGAAGGCCACGTTTGCTGCATAGCCCGTCTGTGCATCTGTCGGGGTTTCAAGGCCAGCTACGTACACAGGGACGTTTTCAGGCCCACCATCAAGAGTAAGCGTGTAGTCGTTGCTTTTTTCGCTTGACGTAATGTTTACAACACTTGCCCCGTCATCATGCCCGATTGCCTGCAATATTGCAACGCCATCGATAAACGCGTGCTTTTGGCTGACCGCCCCAATGTTTTGGCTCGCGCGAAACTTCTGATCGGATGTCAGTTTTTGCGTTTCATCGTACCGAACAGCGCCTTCTCCTGTCGGGATGTCTATGGTCACATCTTTTGAACCGCTAAACTGCGCCTCGGCAGCGCCAGTGAATTTCAGGATGCCGGGAGTGCTTGCAAGCAAATCATATTCGGACTTTCCCCATATTGTACCCGCATATGTACCGCCAGCCGATGCAGTATACGCCAGTCTTGTATTGGGTTCCCAAAATCCATTGTCCTTTGTGGTTTGGAAAATATACTTGGTGCTCCCATCACCCGGCAACTGCACTCGATGCAACGGGATGATTGTATCCACAACCTTGATCGCGCAGGCGGTTGGAACACCTTTCAGTTTTTCATGCAACTGTGCAGGTGTAATGTCAAATGTCTCTCCATCCGTGGATGTGGCGACAATGTCGTACATACTGTCCAGTTTTTCCTTATCGGCAGCGGACATCAGGCCATTTGCACTGGCCGTAGCAACGGTGGTATCTGCCTTGTTATCCAACGCCGTCTTGTCCGCTTTTTTATCCAGCGCGGCCTTGACGGCCTTGTTCTGAACTGAATTCATGCTGGACGCATCCAGCGCCGCGTCCACGATGGTTTTGTTTGCCCCGAACTCGATACCACCAAGTTTGCTCTTGTCAGATGCAGACATAAGGCCGTCTGCTTCTGCCGTTGCCACCGTCTTGTAAGCCTTTGCATCAAGCGCTGCTTTTAGCACCCTATTTGAGACTGGATTGTCGGAATTATCGAGCAAGAGTCTGTCCACCGTTGTTCTAGTTGCCCCGGTAGCAATGCCGTTTAGCTTTTCCTTATCAGAAGCAGACATTAAACCGTTTGTAGCCTCTGTAGCCACTTCTGTAACAGCATCTACTTTTTTCATTTCCCACTTGTGCTTGTTGACCACAAGCGCCTTGCCATCATCGGAATCATCCGGGTTCGGCTCAGGGAGATAATCCGCATAGAGATAAACGCTCGCAGAGCCGAGCCCGCCAATGCTTAGTACGACAGGAGCGCCAGCGAGTGTCCCTGTGAACTCATACATGGAGTTACCAAGAGCAGACACATAACCAGTTGTGAACGACAGAGGAAAACCGCCGGTGTTGTCAGGGATTGTAATATTGAATTTCATCGGCTTGTTCGCCGCAAGATTCGCAAGGATGGAATCGAAACTTGCGTCAAAGGTCACTGCAAATTTATGCGCGCCTTCAGATGCGTCATAGCCCAAATCGGACACTTTAGTCGATGTTACGGTAATGACCTCGTACCCCGCAGCGTGGTTATCCACATACGCTTTTGTGGCCGCGTCATTGTCGCCGGTTGGTGTGCCAACAGCGAACCGTGAATAGTGCGATTTTCCGTCGCTGCCCAAGCTGGAAATTCCAGCAGCGTTATCCCCAGAGCAGTTAATGTGGACAGACTCTCCTGCGCCGTTATGCACAGTAACGCTTGGTGCCGACAGCAGAAGATCAGACTGCACGGCTCCAACAGCATGCACGTCACCGTTGATTTCCAAACTCCCAGTGATCGTCCCGCCGGACTTGTCCAGCTTCTTGCCAAGCGCGGCCTTGATAAGCGTCACAATCTTTGCCGCTGCAATTGCACCGACATACTTTTTGTCACTCATACCGTTACTCCTTTCAATTAGCATCCCAGATGGCTTGCATCTCTTCTGCTGTTATTTCAACAAAATCAACATTGCTCGACATATTATCTAAAGCGGCCTTGATGACCTTGTTCTGAACAGGGTTCGTTGACGTGCTGGACAATTCGCTATCGACAATGATTCCAGACCCACCAGATTGTTCAATTAAATCAGATACAGAAGTCCCATTTATCTGCAAATCTGTGGCATTGACTTTACCCTCCACCTCTATCGGCCATTTCGACTGGACAATCTTTTCCTTTTCGGCAATGCCTCCGAAACACACTCCCGGCAGCGAAAAATTGATATTGAGAGGTACTTCTACAGTGGCGATAACGATCTCTTTAGAAGATTTGGTGCCCAACGCATCAAGCGCACTTACGGATAATTTTCGTGTGGTATCTGTCCCGATGCCGGTGAGATAGATGGTTTTTGTTCCGGAGGTTTGGTTGGATACGATTTTGTTTATCGCACTATCAACTTGCACCGTAAGGTCTGCTTTGTTAGCCGCCAGAGTCATCGTTAATGTAAACGTAACTTTGATGTCTGCTCCACTTATGTTTTCTTTCCAGACATTATTGGTATAACTCCCTCTGGTATAAACCAAATTGTTGATAGATGGAGCGGTATACGCGGCTACGGAAAGATTAGCATTATATGTTGCAGTACGTTTTCGAGAATCTGTCACGACAACCTTTACGGGGATGTTTCCGCTATCGGGCAGACTGTTTTCCGCGTTAGCGTCAACAACTTTCCCGTTCACGGTCATCACGGTGTCGACGATCTTACTTCCCATCACGCCAGCCGCAGTTATACTCGCTTTCACTCGGCTTTTGTTTTGAACCCAACCATAAGTATTTTTATATCCCGCCGCATCCGACAAACTAACAGACACGGTTGGCACTGTATCGGGAGAAACAGTAATTTCCGTCCACACCTCAGTAGACCCGATGAAGGTATCTCCGTTATACGTAGTGCATCTAAAATGTATCTTACCGGCTTCCGCACTGGTAAGCACATTCGCAAGTGACTTTGGGGGTGTCCACTTGATCGAGCGCTCTGCGGTTTTAATCGCAATCGTGCCGTGGTACTGTATTCCGAAATTATAAGTAATCGTGTGAGTAAAATCGTTACTCGCGGGATCAAGTGTAATTGTACCCTCTTGCCCCATTACCAGAGGGGCTATAACGGGTGTCGTTGCGCGAGGAATTGTACTTAGAGTCAACGTTTGAGATTTTTCAACTACGCCCGCGCTGATTCTGGTATCCATCCACGTTCTGACTCTAACCGTGCCTGTACCGTCATTATTGTGCGGTACAGTAATTATCGTATCGAGAATCGTTTTAGTTGAATTTGCAGGTAAGGTGTAGGTGACGCTGTATTGTGTTACTTCGCCACTGTTAACAGATACGTCGTAGTACGCGGTTCTGGAATTATCATTGTGGCTTGCACCAGTCTGCGTAGATTCCCACAAGATTCTTACCTGAGACGTATTATTCTGAATATTTTGGCTGATTTGAGATAGTGTTAGGCTTTGATAAACCGCCATCAACTCACCCCCACAAAACTAACAGATTGGTTCGGCTGCACAACGATACTCATCGGGCCAAGCCTGAATCTCGACAACTCTACCAGTTCAAAACTGTTATTATTCCAGTATGCCAAGAGCATTCCGTTCGCGTCATAGAAGCCAATTTTGTCGTTGTATTCCTTGAGCGTAATTTCAGATACCGATGAGCCGATTCTCAAAACCGGATGCCCGTCATCATCCATCCCGATATCAATAAAATCGGAGAGGGTTTGCCCGTTCACAGTAACACGCTCTGCTGACATTTGGCCGGTGGTAATAGCATTTGCATTGATTTGCCCGTCCATCGTCAACGCTACGCCGCTAATTGTCTTCCCTCCGTCTTTGGAGTATCCAAGCCCGTTGATATTCATCAGCCACAGGCGGGTATTAGCCTCAACAGTTGGGGTATCACGTACCATCCACCCAGTAGGATATCCATTTTCATCATAGAGGACTTCCCAATATCCGCCCTTTGCGCCAATGATGCGCTC